TGACAATGCAGCAGCACTCATGTTTAATACCAGCTACAACATACAGCTACAGAACTACAATCAGATCATGTTCATCAACAACACAGCAGGTGACAACCTATTTGAGAATGTGATAGGTAATCCTCTACAAGGCATGGGTATACTACCTACTACCTATCCAGGAGGACAGATAGCGTGGTGGAGGCTGTTCTTACCATTTGGTACGCTTAATCCGTATAGCATCTACGGTACAAATGCCAGCCAAATAACAGTTTGGACCACGATACCAAATCAAGATCCAACTACTACCTATCAAGCAGCAGGATGGATTGATCCACATCCAACTGATCAAAATCTAATCATATGGACTGTTGAACCAGACAGCATACCGTCAACAACGTTGCCCGCAATCACAGCTGTGATAGACCCGCAAGCTAAAGGACCAACTTTGGGATTACCAGCTGCTGCAGTTGGACAGAGCTATCTGCTAACTAACCAACCTAGCCAAACCAGTGCAGGTTGGGGAGAAATATACGCACAGCCAAACGACATTATCAGTTTCAATGGTACGGTCTGGGAAGTGACTTGGTCGGCTGCTAATCACAGCTTTGCTAATCAGCAAGGTACGTTAGAGTATGTTCAGAACATGTTCACCGGCAAGCTGCTAGAATGGAACGGCGAGCAATGGAGCGAATACATACTGCCTCGTTATGCCCCCGGTTACTGGCGACTGGCTCTATAAATATCGCATGCTCACTGAGAAGGTCAAGAACCTCAACATCGACGAAAAGAAGTTTGAACAGCTGTTCACCCCTGAAGTGCACAGCGTTGCAGACGTCTTGCGCAAATATGGCTTTGATGCCAGAGTTGTAGGCGGAGCAGTGCGCGATTTCATCAGAGGGCAAGATCCCAGAGACATAGACTTTGCAACAGATGCCGACCCAAGCGAACTTATCTACATGTTCAACATGGAAGACATACCCCACGACGACAAGGGCATAGGGCACGGTACGGTTAAAGCAGTGTTTGGAGGTGGGAAGGTTGATGTAACAAGCATCGCTTACAAGCTAGAGCTCAAGGACGGCAAGATCAGAGCAGTCACAGGTCAAGACTGGGAGCAAGATGCCCAAGATAGAGATCTCACTATCAACAGCATGAGCATTGACAAGGACGGTGTGCTGTATGACTACACAGGCGGACTAGACGATCTTCGCAATCAACGAGTGGTCATGTTACCACATACACACGATAAGATAACCAACGATCCTCATCTCATCATGCGCTGGTTCAAAGCGCTGGGATACTTTGATAATCCTCGTTGGCCTAAACAGGATTTTGAGATAATCAAGCGCCACATGCCGTTGTTAGCCAAGATCAAGGGCGACGAAAAGACTGATCGAGAGCTCAGCAGCATCATGCGAGGCAAGAATGGCCAGAAGATCATTCGCATGATGTGCAGCGCGGGAGCTGACAAATACCTTGGAATAAATTGCGATTGATGTGGCCAAACCACACAATAACGCATGTCAAAAGATCTCATAATAGGTTCATTTACCAACTACGATTGGGATAAGATCCAATACTGGGTAAACAGCATAGATGCCTGTGGTTTCAAAGGCGATAAAGCTATGCTGGTATATAATTCTCAGCTTAGCACTGTGCAGAAGCTTACCGACAAGGGTTTCAAGATCATGGGATTTGGTCAAGATTCCAGCACAGGCAATCTAGTTTATCCAGGACAGCTGATCATAGTCGTAGAGCGCTTCCTTCATCTGCACGGTTTTCTAGAGAACCTCATGAAGACCGAAGATTATCGTTATGTGATACACACAGACGTCAAGGACGTGATATTCCAGCGCAATCCCAGTGAATGGTTAGATGCCAACATGGGCAATGCCAAGATACTAGCCAGCTGCGAGAGCCTACAGTATCAGCATGAACCCTGGGGCAATGAGAATCTACAGCACAGCTTCCCTTGGGTATACGAACAGATGAAAACCAATCCCATCTGGAACTGCGGTGTGCAGTGCGGTGTACCCAGCGTGATGAAAGATCTATGGTTACAGATCTATCTGCTCAGCGTGGGCAGCCAACATGCTACCAAAGTTCACAATCCTGATCAAGCTGCTTATAACGTGCTGCTGGGATTAGAGCCATATAAGAGCATCACTAAGTTTAGCATGAGCGAAGACGGTTGGGCATGCCAAGCTGGTACATCCTTTGATCCAGCCAAGATGCATACCTTCAAACCTCACCTGTTAGAACCACAACCTCTCTGGGATGGAGAGCATGCTACAACCAGCAATGGCACCACGCATTTCATCTTACATCAATACGATCGCATCGCAGACTGGAAACCAGTAATAGAGGCACGATATGCAGGTTAATCTACAAGAAGAATATCAAAAGGTTGATCAGATGCTGAACCGCTTGGGCGTGCCGCATTTCAACCCAGGTCGCAGCATCGTGACCAGTGTGTATGGTAAAGAGATTGCCAGTGGTTACATTTTGATGCGAGAATTAGCACTACAGGAAGTCAAGCTACCCATCGAGATCTTCCATCGCAAAGATGAGATCACTCCGCAGCAAGCAGCTATCCTACGCAGTCCAGCGCCCGAGCAGATCACGGTTACTGAGATACAAGGCAATGCTAAAGATTTCACTACCATGTACGGAACCAAAGCAGGATGGAGCACCAAAGTCTATGCGTTATGGGAAAGCCAATACGCAGAGAATCTATGGCTTGATGCTGACAGTTTCCCCATAAGAAATCCCGAATTCCTGTTTGATGATCAAGAATATCAAGACAAAGGCAGCTTATTCTGGCGAGATGTATTCAGCACCGATCGTGCCAATCGCTATCACGACGAAGCACCAATGTGGCGCATATTCAACGTGAATCCCAACGACGGCGAGCCATTTGAGACAGGACAGCTTTTATTCAATAAAGCACAATCCTGGGCCGAGATGAACTTGGTGAAACATTATGCAGACAACTGCGAAGTCTATTATCATTTTGGGGGAGACGCTGAAACTTTCCGCATGGCCTGGCAACATCTCGATCTGCGCAATGGCAGGAGACCAAGCTACATCAATTATCAAGCGGATCCAAAAGTTCCGTATGGCTTTATACCGTTTGGACCTTTCCACAAGGGTAATGCCAATCAGTACAAGAAGTGGGGCGGTGGCACTGTGATGGTACAACGTGACAGAAATGGCAATGAGCTTTTCAATCACCGCAACATGGAAAAGTTTACAGTTGGCAATAATCCAGTCTATCATGACATCACTAATGAACTGCGGTATCACCAACACATAGAAGATCTGAGGCGCTTAGTATGATAGATCCAGTTACCACTGTAAAGTTTCCAAATACTTGGCCTATCAAGCGAGAGCCTGCTCGTCTACCAGAACAGCGCATAGATTATTGCGGCGGTATGAAGTTTAATGACAACTTTGATTGGGATAACTTGTGGTATGATTGTGTGCAGCTCAATGAGCATCAGACCATACTGATAGGTCCTCCTATCTATGATGCTAAGAATTGGTTCAAAGATCATGCTGGGTTTGGCGATAGCGATAACAACCTCCTAAATTACCAATTCTACGATCTAGATCGCGTGAGCTATACAGTGATACAAACTCGCAAGTTAGATAGCCATATCGTGCTGTTGAGCAAAGATACAAATCCTTTACCAATTGAAGTAAACCATAACGATGGATACTTTAACAGTCACAAGGTCATGGTCACTCTTCAGAAGGATAATCCAATAGAATGGATTGAACAATGGATGGATTATCACTATCGTGTACACGGCATAGACGGATTTCTAATCTACGATAACAGCAGTACCAAATACACAGTTGGTGAGATGGATCACCGTCTCAGCAGAGATTATCTCAAGCTCAAGATAGTACCATGGCCTTATCCATATGGTCCGCAAGGAAGCGATTATGCGCCGTGGGACAGTGATTATGGTCAGTATTGCATGTTGGAGCATGCGAAGTATCGCTATCTCAGCAATACCAGCATGGTTCTCAACAATGACATAGATGAGCTAATAGTGACCAAAGGTCCTAGTTTGGAACAGATACGAACGCAGCTTGATCAAGGCCCGCAGCATTGTTTGTACTATCTAGGCAAATGGATTGAACCGCATGATGTGCCCAACAACAAGGGTGCATATGAGCTTCCATTTGAATCTCGCAGGTTTAGAGACTACTGCTGCATAGATGATAATAACAAGCGCGGCATAGGCAACAAATGGATGTTAGTTCCGCAAAAATGCATGCAGTATCAATGGCGAGTTCATCAAATATCTGGACCAGCTGGTCAGAGTGCTGACCTTTATTATGCGCATTATCTAGCCATGAACACTAACTGGAGCTGGCCTAGAGACAAGTTTGAAGGCGATGTTGCCAATTTACAACCCGAGCCTTGGTTACATACTGCACTGCAGAAGATAGAGGTATACAAGTAAATACATCATGACCGTTTATCACATGCACCATATAATACCAAAACACATGGGCGGCACAGACGATCCGTCAAATTTGATAAAGTTAACCATAGAAGAGCATGCTCTAGCTCACAAAAAACTGTGGGAAGAACACGGAAAGGTTGAAGATCATATAGCCTACAGAATGTTATCTGGACAGATTACCGTAGCCGAAGCCACCAAACTAATACAGAAAAAACCAAAATCAGAAGAACACAAACGTAAATTGCGCGAAAGTAATATTGCTGCAAAAAGCACGGAAGAATATAAAGCACTTGCTAGTACAAGAGCAAAACAACAACATGCAAATGGTCCATCTGGTTTTTCTGGGCACACACATACTTTAGAAACGAGACTTAAAGTTGGGGCAGCACACAAAGGCAAAAAAATTACAGAAGAAACTAGACAAAAATTACGCGAAACATGCGGTCGTCCTGGTCCAAAGAATGGCATGTGGGGCATTACTAGACCAAGAGTATTATGCCCGCATTGTAATAGAGATGTAGATCCTGCAAATGCATCTCGGTGGCATTTTGACAAATGTAAGGAAAAGATTGATGTCTAAACTATTATTTGTCGTTCATAGGTATGCCCCGTATCCAGGCGGAAGTGAATACTATACGGCTGCCATGGCCGAAGAAGCGCTGAGC